CTAGTCGTCATAGTCATCTCGATTGTCATTGTGTGACCGCCCGATCTACCCTCCTATAGCGAAGAGAGAGAAAGGAACACGGGGTGGAATGAAACCTCACGCCTGCCCAAAGGCAGTGCACCCGTGCTCCCTACGGCTTAGTTCTTCTGCATTGCTTGCTTTTTATGTTTGCCTCGTGCCCAATGCTCTAGTTGTGCATCAACATTCGAAGCGACGATTCCCGCCTGATACCACTCGGGGTGATCAGCCAAATCCCACGGAGCGACGCCTAGGTACTTCGCAATTCGCACGATGCTGTAGTACTCAGGGACGCTCTCGTAGTCTTTGGTTTTGATGGCGAGAGCTACTTGCGTCGCTTCTTCTTGGAGTTTGGGTTCGCGTCCTCAGCCACAGATTCGATGATCGCACCCAAGATCGGGTACGGAACATAGGAGACGTGCTCAGGGGTCAGCGGGATAACCTCATCCTCTGCCACCTCGTGTTCGCCCTCCCCAAGTGGCCCCGTCAGGTCCCAGGAGGTGATTACTGAGACGAACACTTGTGCCGCAGCCGTATAGTCCTCTTCGTCAACCGAGGCGTTAATTGCATTCATAGCAGCCGCGTTCATCTTCGTAGCGTCGTACGTCACATTGATGTTGCCGCCGTCGAACTCCACGACCGCCTTACGGTCCTTGGTCACACCGAGCTTTGCCAACGAAATGCCCATAGTCATAACTCCCTTATCTACACAACCAATAAGACCACAAGGGAGGCAGCCCTACACCACCTCCCACCACTCATTTACAGCGCCGCAATGTCGTTGACAACGGTAATCTGCATCGCCTTGCCCCACGTCGGATCGTAGGCAAGCGCGAAGTCAACGTCCGCCGCGTAGAGGCCATCGGACTCACCAAGCGAGCCAAATCCCGTGACGACAACACACATATCGATTTGCAGGCTGAACGTCTCCGTTGAGTCAGGGATCGTGGCACCAACGGCCTTCAGGCGCACGAAACGCTTGCCACCACTGCGAGCCGCTGTCAGATACCCGTTCAGGGTGCTGTCAACGCCAACCGTGGCCGTCCACGAGAGATCGGGTTCCGCCGCCGTAATCAGGCTGCTGAAACTTGGCTTAGTACTGTCAATAGTGTAGGCACGCTCAAACAGGCCGTCGAAGCCAAGCGAGGCGCTGTACAGCTCTTGGAGTTTCGTGGTGCCCAGGCCAATCGACGTGGAGTCAACGTAGGCATCCCACATGACGCCGTTGACAGGCATGATGTCGATTTCCGTCGGGGAAGCCGTCAGCGTGGTCGCCGTGGTGAACTGCTGGCCGACCATCGAGCCACTGAAGGTGTTCTCACCATTCTTCGAAATGTCGAAACTCAGGGAATCGACGACACCATGCGTGAAACGAGAGGCATTGCCAGAGCCAGCGGCACCGACTTCCACGGTATAGGAGAGGGGATTGAGTTCGCCCTTGCCCACGAAGTCCCACTGCCACTCGTATGCCGCATCCTCATCAACCTCGGTAGGCGTGACGGCCCCGAACATGGAGCTATACAGATAGGGCAGGGTACGGAAGTCAATGGGGCCTTCAATGTCGGCAGTCGTGGCCTCAGTCACCAACTGCGAGACAGTCGGAACGGTAAAACCATTCGGACGGAACTGCGAGGTTTCAGTCTCGGGAGACGGGGTGATCGTCAAACCGAGCAGCTTCTTGTTGGCGGCAGTGGCAGTCCCCTTGGTCGTTTCCACGCCAAGTTGCGCACCGATGCCCACATAGGATCGAGACATATATTCATCTCCTTAATCGAAAAAACACACAATCCCACCCGTGTTCACTCATTCTCAGTTTGCGGTGTCAGGAACGATCCGCCTGAACCATGAGTTCGTAGCGTGTGCCGTTGCGCTGATAGATCACATTGTCATGAATCTCGTGATCGATAGGCACGATAGGGTTGCGAGCGTCACGAATGCAGTGGTGAACAATGCCACCTTCTACCGCTTCGGCATTCACTCTGGCGATGGCCTCATACACTTGCTGTGCCAACGCATTGGCTGGCCTGGCATCGCGCCCTTCATCATACACATCGATCTGATAGATCAGGTACTCAACAGCGAATGGATCACCAACCTTGCGTGCATCACGAGCACCAACCAATTGGAGGGCAACGAGTGGGTATGGAACATCACGAGGGGCAGGGGCACGATGGACATTTGTGGTGACAGCAGCAATCTTGCTATAGAGCCATGCTTCAGCAATATCTCGTGCACTCTTCATTAGCCACCCAACCTTGCTGCAATGTCATCAATCGCCGCCTGTAGGCCAGGTTCGACTGCACGAACTGCTGGCTCTGCGTAGGGCTGTGCGGCCATGAAGCGCGTTCCCCATTCCACAAACGCCGCATAGGGTGCCGCAAAGTGGCCTCGGAACGACGTATCGGTGACTTCGCTGCTATACGAGTTCTTCAGGGTACCCGTATCCACAGGAACAGCACTCAGGGCTTGTGCTTCAAAATCGAACTGAAACTTCTGCATCGCTGTGGACATCGCCTCACGCACCTCTTTGGATGCGAAGTCGAGATTGTTCTTCTTGATCGTGATCTTGATACTGCCTGCCACTAACGCACCTCCGTCGTCAGGAGGGTCGTGACAAACGACATCGTGTTATGCACCACTCGGGTAATTTCAAATGTGCGATTGCCCACAACAACCTTGTCGCTCTCATTCACGTCGGTTGAGGAGGGAACACGGAGGATGGGATACGCACTACTCGCTTCCCGCCCCGCACTCTCACCCTCAAAGCTGCGTACACCCGTTGGTTCGAAGATTCGGCAGGGCACGTCCGTCGCGATGGATACCCATTCGCTCGTAACGTTCAGCCCTGCCTTGGTCTCGGTCTTCCGTTGGATGGTCGCACGCTCAGGCATCACCGTGAGCATGGTTTCCCGCATGCTGGCAATTTCAACTTCAGTCAGCATGGCTTACCCCTCAGTCGTGGAGAGGGAGCCGACAAAGCCGTATCGCTTATGCTGCGCAATACAGTGAGCATAGATTTGGGAGCGCGTGTACCGTGCATCGTCAGCCTGAAAGTCGTACATCGCAGCGGCCTTCGCCGCCTTGCGTCCCCAACCCTCATAGCAGGCAGCACGGAAGTTGAAGATGGGAGCACCGTCAATGTCGCCATCAACGGTGATCGGGTCCCCATCCTCATCCTTTTCGCTCGTCATCCACACAAGATCAGCAATATCATCTTCAGAAAGTGCGGGGACAGACTGCCAATCGAGTGCCCGCTTGAGTCGTTCCACTGTCATATCTGCCCCCAATCAACTACTGAGCGCGAACACCACGCAGGATCGCCACAGCCTTCGGATGGGCGACGACCACGCCACAGTGCCAATCGATGCGATAGCGGTAGCTCGGCTTGGTTTCAAGTTCGCCAATGTCCGTGGTCTCGATACCGCCATTGGTGATGCCGTAGACACCATCGCCCGCCTCAAAACGAACGGCGTAGATAGAAGAGCAGTCCGAAGAGGTGCCCTGCGTCTCGTCCTGCGCAATGATGGAGTTGCCCATGTCGATGAACGGGACACCGTCAAACGTCGCCACCGTGCGCCCGAAGGCATCGACCGTCTCGGTGTAGGCAGTGTCGAGGCGAGCCGCCGCCTTGATCTTGGAGAGGGTGGCCGTATTCACAAGCAGGGCATTCGCACTGCCGTCAACCGCCGAAAGGAGGTCCTGAAGCGCCATGAAGAACGCCTGACGGTCAGCACCCGCAGAGCCGTAGACCTTGATGCCATTGCCCGTCGCGCCCTGCACGTTGCCGTACGCGACCGCCTGCGCATCGATGCCGACAAAGGTGTTGGAGTTACCGTCACCGTTGATCAGCGCGTCGCTGAAGCTGTTGCGAACACGCTTGGCAGCCATCGCAAGCTGAAGAGCACGCTGGTCGTTCAGGTTGGACAGATCGCGCACAACTGCCTTGTCGAGGTCGGAATCAGTGCCGAGATAGGCGAGGGTGAACGTCTTCTGCGTGAAGGACCCCGTGTTCTCGGTGTAGGAACCATTCAGGGCACGGAAGCTGGCCGTACCAATGGAGTTCTCCTGGTTGATGACATGCGCGGGGCCATAGGTCTCAACAAACGGCAGGCGGTCGAGGATCGGGCTATCCGCCACAACTTCGATCACACCACGGGTCACATCATTCTGCGAGACCTTAGCGGCCTCGGAAAGGGTCAGAGCCATAGTCTTGTCTCCTTATCGAGCAAACACAAAGAGCGCCCCGCTTGGAGCGCCCTGAACATCAGATTGATTACGAGCGGTTAGGCTTGGTTCCGCATCCCCTGTGCGATCCGAGCCGCACCCTTCAGGTCAGGATTCTCGGGAGCACGTTCATTCCGATTGCCGCCGTTGCCATTGGCAAGCACAGAGCCGAACAGCTTGGGATGCTTCTTTTTCAGGTCTGCCACGAGTTCCTTCACATTGGTAGGGTTGTCATCCTCCCACGTCACGGCATCACGCTTCACAAGCGCTGCGATAACCTCGGGATCAATAGCACCAGCCTCATTGCTTGCATCCCGCACCAGGCGGGAGAGCATGGAATCATGGTACTTCTCGGTGACAGCCTGCAATTGTGCCTTCAGGTCGTCACGTTCCTGTGTGAGCGCCGTATCACCGCTACCAGACTCTAGCTCGGCAACACGCGCTTCAGATGCCCTGAGACGATCTCGCAGGCTCTTGGCTTCGTTGCGAACTTTTCTGAGCTTGGACAGTGGCACGAGCGCATCATCATCTGATTCATCGTCCTCCTCTACCTGAGATTCGGATTCTGTCTCATCAGTCTCATCCTCCGCATTGGTTTCCTGAACCTCAGCGGATTCCTCTACAATCTCGTCAGTCTCAGTCGCCGCCAGGGTCTCATCAACCTCGTCTACCTGAGTCGAGGTCGCATTGTCTTTGTCTGACATCGTTAATGGTCTCCATGTATGAAGTGCAAGTCATGTCGTTGTAAAGGTGCACGGGTTAGGACTCACTCTTCCCCCGTGTACGCTCAATCCCAAGATCGCGATTACTTTTGCGCCGTGGATACACTTTATCGTCACTGCCTCGGCTATATCCCACAAAGTCTCGCAGGGTCACATTGCCCTTCTCATACTCTGCGTATGCCGAAGGTCCGAGGATGACCATCTTGTCGCCAACGTCTAGGCTCTCGAAGAGGTCTTCACCGAGTGGCACGTTGATGCTTGATTCAAGTTCGTCAGGAACATTGAACCCAAGCTCTTTCCATGTCTTCGTCTTTGGGATGCAAGTGCATCTACAGTTCGAGTGTGACACCATGTCTTCGCTGAGATCATGCACACTGCCGTGATTTGCCCAACACACAACGCACGTTCTGCGATCACAGGCGGAATGCCATACCCAACTTTGCACCACGTGATTGTTCGCCCGATACGTTGCTTGCTTGGCAGCACGATACGTGTTGAACGTCAGTGTTCTATCGAGGCGTGCGAAGTTGAGGTAGAGCTTGTCGAAGTCCACCTGCGTTCCAAGCACTGCGGCCTGGCGGAAAAACTTCACTGCCTCTTCGGGCATGGCGTTCACGAGGTCAGCAAGCGGCTTGCGGAGCGCATCATCCCGTAGCTGTTGCGAGAGTCCCTGTGCATTCTCGATCAGCGCGTTTTCGAGCGGTGTGCCCGTAAGGGCTTGTCTCAGGAGTTCGTCTGCGGTTTGGTAGCCCTCGATGATCGCAGCCTCAACGTGGTTCTCAATCACAGGCTGCAAGACGTATTCGGCAAATGAGCCAACTTGTCTCCGTATCGTGTTCTCAGCCTGCCATTGGATCAACTCATCACTCGGCTTCGGGATGGACTCCGCAAGTTCTGCAAAGCCCTTCTGCACCAGCTTCAGCCCTTGGGCCTCTGTCTTGGCGAGGCGCTGCTTGGCATCACCAACGATCTTGTCGATCTTCTCGTTGCTCGCCATTACGCAGCCAAGCCTTCGTCGAAGCGTGATTGCTTCAGGCGTTCCCACTCGGCAAGCTCATCCGTAAACTCGGTGATCTGCTCTTCAGAGTAGCCAAGCTCACGCAACACCTGTTGTGGGCTGACACCCGTGCCCATCTTCAGCACGGCAACCTTCACGTCGCCCTCATCACTGCGGCTCTCGGGGTTATGCCAGACCACGCGCACCTTGCTCCCCTCCACGCCCAGGAGGAAGAGCACGAAGTTGGCGAGGTCATTCCATGTCGCTCCGAGCTGCTGCATCCTGGCTCGGACCTTGGCGATGAACGGTGCCTCGGTTGTCTTCAGGGACTCACCGCTCGGGGCTGTGCCACTTTGCACGAGGTAATACAGAGGAACACGGGCGGTGCGAGCGATCCTGCTCTCATGCCCCTCAGCCACGGTCTCAAACTGTGTGAGGTCCGCAGCGTCGAACTGCCCGAACTTCACCGACTCCGCATCTCCACCCGCCAGCCAGAGCTTGTCAGCTCCACTCACGAACGGTGGAATCGGCTTGCCTGTCTCGGGATCGAGGTTGATTTGCAGACCAACTGCCCATCGCTGTGGATAGGCATGCACCTCTTCAAGCACGGCCTGAGTCGCGAGGGTCTGATTGAGCCTGTCCTGAAGGGGGATGATGTCCGCCAGGTCGGAACGGCCATAGTCGCCCAAGCGCGCGCTCACGCGGAAGTGGAAAAAGGGAACACGCGGGAAGGTGTAGGGGATCGGCCACGCTTCACCATCGTCCGTGTACTTCTCCCATTGCGTATCCATGTCAGGGGGTCGCTCAGCAGCCACGGTACTTACGTACTTTTCGAGACGGTCACAGTAGTAGACATTCGCCCGCCATTTTCCGTCCCTGAGTTTCCATGTCTTCAGCCCGCACTCAATCACATCAGGGTCTTCAGGGTCATACGCAACCGCGCATTGCTCCCCGATCTGCGGGTAGATGCGTGGGCCATCAGCGGTGGGCCAGACAATCGCATAGGCGTCACCATGCACCATTGCCTCTCGATGAAGCTGCACAGCGGCGAGGTCGAGGTTCTGATCTTCCCAATACGCTGAGATGGTCTCCTCGTGGTCTGTGTCCGCCGCGCTGTCTTCGAATCCGTCGATCTTCAGGCGGTCGAGTGCCGCATCAATGATCGGACCGCAGCGGTTGGCTGCCAGCTTGGAGAGCTTCGTGCC